GTTAGGTGCTGCTTGATGTGCTCAAGCGCGTGGGGCGCAAAACTTGGTCCGATTAGCGGGCTGCCACCGTAGTTGGGGTCCTGGGCATACGCCAAGTGAACCTTGATGTGCGCCAAGTGATCCTGATCCGGATAAGCCGCCGCGGGGCGACCCATGGACATTGCAACGTTCTCCAGCGCCGGGTTGGCTTCTTTTACACCTTCCGGATCGGGCAATATCTCACTGATTGCAGGAACTTTAAGCTGCTTCAAAACCCTCCGATGAGCAGCCCGCAAGTTGTAAAGCTGTGGTGCAGAGTTTGCCATCTGCAAAATAGCTTGTGCCTGTGCCAAGCGCTGAGTTTCCGAGAAAATGTTCGGGTCAGATACTGGGCGAATGTCGTTGTTGGACGCAAAGTCACGAACCTCAATGGCCGCGCCAGATTGGTTGTCCATCTCTTCCAGGTACCAATGGTTGATACGCGAAAGAATCTTCAGTGATTTAGCCTGCGAACGGTGCAGACGGGAGTGAATGCTTGAGAATACCTTTGCGCCTTGCTCAATAAGTGCCTGGGTGGTGCCCACAGGAGTGTTAGCGTTTGCGTCGCCAATCTTTTCTTCTGCCGTTGTAACTACGCCTTTAGCGGCGTCAGTTAACCAACCCAAAAGATTGAACAGTACTGACGAAGGGGGATTAAACGGCAACGGCATAGCCAACTTGCGGACGTCGTCCACCCCAGGGGCACCTTCAATTTCAAGAACCTGCGTAGGCTCTATCTTGTCGCTTTGCCCGGAGATTCTTCCTCCTTTGAGGCGAAGCATTGTTTGGCTGTTGTTAATGTGCGCTGCATCAAGTAGGGCACGTAAAGCGCCAGTAAGAGCAGCACTAAGCCCACCAATGAGGTGAGGTAGACCGATGGCATAAGCGCCGCGCCAAGGAATAAACTTATACTCAACAATCCAATCCAGCTTCGTGAGTTTCTCATCGCCAGACTCCCAGTTGCGGTACAACGCGAGCACCCGCTTAGTGGTGTCGTCAATTGTTAAAATGTACGGCGCGCGTCGTCCCTCAGTCGTGCCGTCGTCTTCTAACCGCAAGAAGCAGTTAATCTCATACACGCGGCGAACGCCGTCAATGTTTGTGGAGGGACGCTCTGCGCCCTCAATCTTGTCGTTGGCAACCTTGGCGCGTGTTTGTTGATCTTCTTCAATCTCCGACACAATGATGTCGCCGATGTTGCGGTAGATGCCCTGCTCCACGCGTTGGCGGTACACATCTTCCGTGATGTCTTGGATCTCTGTCGCCCGCGACGATGTGTAGAAGTTCGTGGCCGCGTATGGTAGCAGCATGTTGTCAATTGGGATCCACTCGCAGGTAGGTCTACGCTGCTCACTGTCCCACCGCCACTTCAGGTACTGCGACCCGCCCAACGGAATTTGGGTCAGCAGTTGCTCCATCTCATCGCGGTACTCCTCAACCTGCTCCGTCAACTGCCAGTTCATAAACTGCGTCTTGCGATCGGCAATCTCTACGCGCTTGCGATCTGCCTCGCCCTTGATCTCCGACTTTACCACGCCTTCGGGGGGCAACAACTCACGCGAGCTCGATGCCGCAAAGTCAACGCATGCCTCCGCCATGACGGGGTGCACCACCTTGGATGCGCCGTCAAACACCGCGCCGCCAGGTGCGTCCTTGCCAAGACCTGTGCGGCGAAGACCGTCCTCATACTGCTTGTCCCGCTCCTTGCGGGACTCCTTGTCGATCTCTACGTACTCCGTGAACTCATCCGACAGCGCGTTGAGGATGTCTTCATCAAACTCTTCAGCCAGGTTGGCGTAGAAGTCGGGGTTCTTGGTGGGTCCCTCAGTCGGGCGGTAGTTGATAACTACGGAGCCGTCCTCAAGTTCAACGACTTCCTCCTCCGCCTCGCCCGGGTCAAGGTCAAGCGACTCTTCAAGCTCTTCAATCTCTTCTTCTTGCATCATCGCAACTTGGAAGTTCTCCTCGGTCTTGAGGTCGAGTGAGCCAAGGTTTGCGCCTTGCTGTAGCGGTATCTTCGGTGCTTGTGCCATGTTTTACTCTGTGTCCCTGTATGCGTTTACGCCTGCGGCACCCATGCCGAGGACTGTGCCGGCTACCTGCGCGGGCAAGAACGGCAGCATCTGCATGGCGTTGCCCGCAGTCTCAACGCCGGAAATAATTGCGCCCGTGGTGTCGCCTTTTTGGTACCGCTTGTACGCGTCCGATGCCGACATTGGCACGGCCGTTGCGCCCAACACACCTACCGCTGGACGCATAAGTTTTCGTTTCATTGCCGCGAGTGCTGCCGCAGCGTTTGTGCCGTGCAGTGCCGCCTCCACCGGGCGACCCTCCTTGGCTGCCTCCGACGCAGCCTCAACCGACCCAGGTGCAAACGCCGGTAGCGAGTACCGGAACGCCTTGGCCAGTTTGCCTTCGCGTTGGGCTAGGCGTGCCATGCGCTCCGCCTCCGCCCGCTTCTCCAACCGGCGCTGCTCCATGGCGTTTTCGTACGGGTCAAACCCCGCCACGGCCATGTCGGCTCTCATCTGGTTGGTGGGTAGCGCGAGGCTGCCGTCCCGGAAGTTCTGCACAACCATGGGGTTGCCGTCTTCGTCGTAGCTGATCCGCATTGAGCGCTCGCTAGCCTCCGGCGCACTCTCCGCAACCTCTGAGCGGACACGACGCGCCGGGATCTCACCCTCCGCGATCTGCAACTCCGCGCGCAGGCGATCCGGGTAGTTGGCCGGACGGTTCTGCGTTACATACGCCTCCGGTACGCCCTCGTTGCGTGCCTCGCGCACATACTCCTGCATGCCTGTGCGCGACTTTGGTCGCTTCGTGACCACCGACGCGCCCATCGGGCCGTGTTGGTGCCGCAGCACATTGTAGTCTGCCACGATGGCGTTTAACTCATCAAAGTTTGGCGGGCGCCCGTTCTTCTCTGCGAACGCGTTCGTTAGCTGGTCGATGACCGGGTTCTTGCCCGACCGTAGCGCTTGGTTCTCAAGTGATCGTGACATGTCGCCAAAGAACGCCGCGCTAGGTGTCAGTGATTCGCCAAGGTGCGCCTCGCCCTGACCCATCGATTGCGCGCGCTCAATCTGACCAAGCACGGCGGGGTCGTTTATGTCGATGCCCTCCATCGGCGCCCATGAGCCCTTTGGTTTACGACCAAACTGCGACTTGTAGAGGAACGGATCCGGCGATGTGTCCGGGTTAAAGTTTCGCGTGATGCTAGTGCCGCCTAAGGTTACCGGCGACGACGCCACATAGTTGGGGTCATTTGCCATCAGGTAGTTTGCGCGCGCCATGGTCTGCGGGTCGCTCACGATGGGGGCGCGTGGTTGCTGTGACTCCCACACGGCTCGTCGCAACTCATCCATCTCCTGCGAGCTTGGGTTTTTGCCGTAGCGCCGGCGGTACTCCTTGACTGCGCGGACGGCGCTGCTCATAACATCAGACGCGACCTTACGCTTGGGGTCGCCGCCGTTTGACATGTGCGGAGGCATTCCCGCCATCTCCATCATCATCTCGCGTGGTGTCTTGATTGGGTTGAGCATATGTAGTTAAAGTTCTCCTAGCCCAACCAATGCACAATCCAAGAGTCCCCCGCCCTACTGCGCGTACGGGTTAAACCGCTGCTTCTTGTCGTCCGCGTAACTGTAGTCCCGAGGCGGCAGGAAGTCCAACTGCACCCACCCGGAGTCACGCAGCACCCGAAGCGCTTGGGACAGGCTGTCCACATAGTCATCGTGCCCGCCCGACTCCGGGAATGAGCACACTTGGCGCAGGAACCTCCTCGCCCAATCCGCAAACTCCCCCGGTTTCTCCGGATCCTCTGGGATGTAGACCTTGCCCTTCGCGATCAGCGGCGCCACGATGTTCATACGCTGCACCTTGTCGGCGCGTCCCGGGTTGTACGCACGCACCGGTATGCCCGCGCCCTGTAGCTCCTGAACCAGCGAGATCCCCGCGGACTTGTCCTCCATCAGGATCAAATCTGCCTTCCTGCCCTTCGCGAATGTCTGATCAGATCCGTACACGACCTCTTTGAAGTCCTCAATGACCTTCTTGCGTAACTCCGGGTAGGACAGGTGCCCATCCCACGCGTCCAAGAGGATCAGCGATGTGCCCGCGTCCAGTTGCTCAAAGACGCCCCATATCGTGCAGGCGGTGGGGTCGTTGTGGGTCTTCTCTGAGGTGGCGGGGTCGTACGACGCGATCACATACTCCAACTGCGGCGTCTCCTTTTTCGCTGGCCACGCCCGGAACCACTTCCGCTTGACGATGCCCGCGTCCTCCGGGTTCAGGATCTCGCCGTAGATCTCCTGCTTGCCCAAGTCGGTGCCCTCGTAGGTCTCCAACTGCTTGAAGAAGGTGGAGGACAGGTTCGCCTTGTTGTCGTAGGATGAGGCATTGACCACGTACACCTCGCCGCCGATCTTGCCCTCGTTCAGGTCGACGATCAACTCCTTGGGCTTGGGCGTGGTGGTGATGATCTGCTGAACTCGTGAGATCTTGGGGTGGCGCAGACGCATCGTGAACTGCACTTGGTCGTACGCGTCGTCCAAGTATTCAAACGCGCACAGCTCATCGAACCACCCACCATGAAACTGCTTACCCCGGTACCGCTCCGGCTCAGATCCCGGTATGCCCTGGATGATTGACCCGTTGGTTAACGTGATCTCAAAGAGCGACTTGTTGTAGTCTTGGATAATTGACGCAGGTATGATGTTGAGAAGGCCAGAGTCTCCCTCAAAACACGTCGCTCGGATGTCGTTAGAGGTTGGCGCGGTGACCAACCAACGGGTCTCTGGAAATTTCCATGCGCGTATGCCAACCCAATGGCTGGCGGTGTGAGTTTTCCCCGACCCACGACCGGCCAGCATGAGAAAGGTGTCGTACTCGCCATCCTCAGGCTCTCGTTGGTGGGGCAAGGCCTCAATTTCCCACTTAACCTGCCATAGTGCGGCCTCAAGTTGAGCCTTTGGCCAATGCTTGTTAGTTTTTGCGAAGTTTGCAAGGATTTTCTCCTGTTCCTGTGTTAGCATACCGCTATGAACCCCTCCCCGACCAAGAACGGACGCTCGCACGCCACATGGACGCACTGCTTGGCTTGTTTTTTGTCAATTTTCACGATAAACCTCTTGTTCTTGACCCTGTTGGTGGTGCATATGTCCGAAAATAGCGAGAAACTGCTCGATTTTGACGGGGTGTGGAGCCGTGTCTTGAACCCCAACGACTCCAAGAGCGACTGCTTGCGCCGTATTGACCGCCACGACGGGTCTTGGACTACACACTTGGTGCTACCGCACCTCACAAACACATCCCGCGCGTCAACCAACCCCGCCAAGAGCTCCGACCGCTGCTCCGGCGAGCTCATCAGGTACGAAAACGGTAGCTCATCTGGTGCGCCAGTGCCCATGGCGGCGAAGTACGTCAGAACGGACGGCCTGAACTCAAGCATGGTGTCCCCGTTTTTATGTTTCTTCGTCGCTACTGAGAACCCCAGCCCACGCAACCGTGACCTGATGTGGTTAAGATCCATGTTGCCGCGCAACCAATGCCTGCCGGTGGGTGTTCGCGTGCCCAACCACAAGCCAAACACATACGGTGGGACGGGCAGGTCAACGCTTGGGAACTGCACCGGACCCGTTGCGCCCACTGAGAAGTTTGTTTTGCCTCGATCGTCCACTAGCCCAATCTTTAAGATCTCCCGAACCGTGCCGTCCCATATTGCGCTGCGAAACTCCTTTGGTTTTCGCGAGCTCCTCCGGTTGAACCAACGGCAGAAGTGCTCCCGCCAATTCTTTGTCTGACACGGGAACTTCAGGTTCCGGTCACCCACCACCGTCAGCCCGTCGTCCATGTGCACCTCATAGCACTCCGACGGTATCCAACTCTGAACCGATAGCACCGACTGCGGCGCGCCCGTTTGGTCGAACACGGTGTCCTTGGCGCTGAGGTCGCACGCTCGCTTCCACCCGTCAGCCGTTGGGATCGGTGTACTCGACTCTACTGCCACGCGCCCTCCTCTTGCGTACCTTGTCCCCGTGCGTTGCTCTTCTCGATGCGCCGGGAGATAGCCAGATCTCCTTGAAGTACCCGTCCGACTTCAGCTTGTTGGTGTACGCGAAGAATACAAACCCGTCCTCCCGCTCATCGCCGCGGTGGAACCTGTCGCCTGTGTTTGGGTTAAGTCTTATCATCTCTATACTACTTATGCAAATGGTTGGCCGTCTCTAACCCGGTAAAATTTGCCGTGTTGCCAAGTTGCGGCCAGTTTGGCAGGCTGATTCCAGGGGTTCTTGCGCGGGGGTTGCGGGGGTTGCGGGGGTCTAACTCCAGTCGCTATTAACTTTAATTTCTTTCTTTCTTAAAAAAATAAAAGAGTAACAT